ACCAAAAAGACACAGGTGCAGAAGAGACCCCCTCTTCGCACCCGGTCAATACTGTATTGATTGTTACATTTGAGTATAGAGCGGTATAACTAACCACTGATAACCTATGGCATTAGGCAAAGAAAAACCCCTCCCGGCCAAAGGCAACGGGAGGGGTTCGGACTTCACACCGGCAAGGTGGAAATCGGCCCGCGCGGGGCGTCCGGTCGAGTTGTCGAGGCCCAGACCGGCTAAAAGGAGACAAGAGCGTTCTTGATCGCCTCCAAAAACCTTATCGCACGCTTAACCAAGCGGGTCAACAAGAGAATGAGCAACATATCCGAAAGGAATAAGCCCTTCCTCAACTATAATAAGTCCAGCCTCAAGACTAGATCTGGCCCTAACTTTAATGTGCCTACCAAACTCGCTATTGATAAGCCCTACCTTCAAATCAAATTCACGCTCAACTTTAGACGGCAACGGCGGATTATTGACAACACACCGAACCGGCGTTTTGGAAGTCAAATGCGCGTAGTTACCCGGATCGCGCATAATTTTGTTAAGAGCGCCGCCATATTGCATCATACCAATCCCTCATCCCGAGCCCGCCTATTCGCTTCCCGAATAGCCGCCTCTTGTGTAATGTGCGAATTATCTTTGCCAACCTTCACACCGGCTTTAGACAGCTTTCGCACATAAAATTTCTTACCGGTTTCAGGCTTATAAACCTCATACCTATACCGCGCACCAGACACGTTGTAAACGATTTCGCTCATCGCGTTTATATTCCTCTATCAACCTAGGCCCATGATAGACACGGATTTCCAAAAAATCCAAATTCTTTTTTGCCGCTATAACCCACGACATAGCATTAGCGCGCCCATAGGCAACACTCTCGCCCCACCTGTTAGCGTCTTTATACCACAACAGATATTTAACCGACCATTTCACGCTTGCAATCCCTTATTGCCGCGTTATGATTTCACAATCAAAATCAAACACAAGGAAAATCGCAGTGGATACCCTAACAATTGTCGAGATTGCCACCGTCTCCCTAGCCGTAGGAATTTCCGCATATCAAAGCGTCGCCCACGCCCAAGCCCGCAAGCGCCTAGATCGTACACGCTCCATGTATGAGGAAGCCAAGAAGCCGACACAGCTTTGCGGCGGCTGCGGCCTAAACCTTAACGAGGATCAAATCGCATCCTGCACCGGCGAAAGTTGCCCGTTGTATTTGGGCAATGCCTCTTCACCTCTCTATATGGATGCTGACATTCCAGCCGGAACAATCACAAAGAAAATCCCCATTGGCTATAAAGGCCACTTGCATATCACCCGATAGCCGATATATTCCGTATTAGGGCAACCGCCCTTCAAACTCGCAACCAAAAGGAACCTGCGAATGGCTACCGAAAAGACCGCCCCCGACGCTCCCAAGAAGACCAAGCGCGAAAAGTTTGTCGATCTGGCGAACACCCGTACCGCTAAGGCAATGAGCGCCATTGCCGTTATCGGCGGTCTCGCGTCAAAGACCAACTACGACTATTCCGAACACGATGTTAACGCCATTACTCTTGCTCTTCGCACTGAGATTGACATTCTAGAAAAGCGCTTTGCTAACCCCAAGGCAACTGCTAAAGTTGGCTCTATCATCTCCGCTTAATATCTGTTATTTACGCGAGGGGAGAAAATCGTTTCTCCCCTCAAAATATAGGAACCTGCGAACATGGCTGTTGGTAAAGAAATCGGCGCTAAGCTCTCGACCAATACTTTTGGCTGGGACAAAACCGCAATTCAGACTGCGGTTCTCGCTGACATTAAGACCCCCGTTTTCCTCTATCGTATCGTCGGCGTCGTCACCGGCTTGAAGCCGTTCAAGGACAAGGAAACTGGCGAGACCCGTTTCGGCTCGCTTGGTCAGTACGAAATGACGTCGCCTCAAGGTGAGGTTGCACAAGGTACTGTGTATTACCCGCCCCGCTACGTTCAAGACATGCTTGAGGGCGCGTTGTCTATGTCGGATGACATTGCGTCTATTCGCATTGCTTACGACGTGTATGCTAAGCATAACGAAAAGTCGGCAACCTCTTACGCCTTTACGGCGTTCGATCTTCTGCAAGAGGGTTCTGAGAGCGTTGATAGCGTTAAGAGCGCTATTGCCGAGCTTCCGCTCCCTACCGGTTCGGGCGCCCCGAAGCTTGAAGACAAATCCAAGAAGTAAGCTTTTATATGGTCTTCCCTTGGTAAAGGATGCAATTGCCTACCAGGCTAGGTAGGCCCCATATAAAAGAACCCCCTAGGATTACTCCTAGGGGGTTTTTCTATGCCTCAATGTGGAAGAGCCGGAAGGGACGCAAACAGCCTCCCCATAGCCGGGTACGCCACCGCAAGGGCCGCAATACCCCAAGGGATATAGCGTTTCACAAATGACAGCGTGCTTGTTGCCGCTTCTGACAATTCGCTAAGGTGCTTATTGGTTTGCTTGAGTGTCGCGATCAAATCGGCAATGTCGTTCGCATAGGGATTTTCTGGAAAGTCAATTAGAGGTTCCTCCCTATGCGAGTTGACACGGCGGGAGCGCGGACTAACGGAAGCGCTCATTTAGCAACTACTTTTCGTCGGCGTCGGCGGGAGCTTCCAGCTTAAGTTCTGGCGTCTCCTTTTCCTTAGCTACGCGAACAATTGACTTTTCAATGCTTTCAGCACCCTTTTGGAAAGCGTCAACCACGTTAAGCAGCTTTTCTTTACCGGCCTTGTCTAGAGCAATGCCTAGACCAATCTCGCGCATAACTTCCGCAATAAGCTTCATTTCAGCGGCGTGCTTGCGCAGAAACTTTGAAAACGACGACATGATATTTCCTTTTCTACAGAATGACTTTAGCGGCGGTTTTCGCCGTCTCGGTGATAACTTTATCAGTACCCGTAAGGCTAATAATAGCCCCCGCGATTAGAATAAACCCGATGACAATAGCAGCCCCTCGCGCGGCTGTATTGGCTGAGAATAGTTCTTTGACCCATTCGAGGAAACCACTGATCCCCCCTCCGGTATCGCTAGAACTATCTCCAGCGGTTTCAGGTTCGCCCCCTAGTAGTTCAGTGACGCCTTTAACCACTCCAGAAAGGTCGCCGCTACCAACAGAGCTACCAATAGCAGCAACCTTATCACCAATAGCTTTCACGTCGTTAGACGCTTGGCCAATGTAACCTTTAACAGTGTCGGCAATACTACCAACTTTTTTAGCGTAGTTCGGGTCAGTAGCGTAACCACTTTGTTGAAGCTCTGACAATTGTTGTTCAATTGTCTTAGCCCCCATGAAGTCTCTATATCGGGGGTTACTGGTAATAAAGTCCGCGTAACCTTTGACACTGTCAGCCATAGAGCTATAGCCCCGGAAGCTGTCAGTGATAGTAACCCACTTACCATTGAGAAACTCTTTGGTTTGTTGATTACCACCCGGCCCCTTGATCCCGAAATAGTTATTGTTTGGGGCGCTCTTACCCCATCCGGTTTCAAGCGCAGATTGACCAACAATAATCGAAGGGTCAACGCCCGTTCGTTTACTCGCCTCTACAGCTTGCGGCCAAATGCTATCAATGAACGATTTCTGTTTAGCGGTTAGAGCCATGTGTCACCTAAACAGAATACGTGGGAAGTGCGCGCCCTTCAGCGACACCGTAAGTATTGTAATGCCATTGAGCAAAGTTAATGGCGTTGCCACCGAATGGGGCGTCGTCAAACGCATTAGTGGACCACTCGTTACCAACGTCAGGATTGCTCTTTAGATACCCGGCCCAATCCGTAACGGTTTGTTTCGGAGGGGGCGCGGGCGTATTCAAAGCAATGATAGAAGAGATAGTTTTATCATTGCTGTTGATTTGAGCGATAGTTTTAGTTGTGTCCGCTTCAATATATTTGCTCTCAATAGAACTTTGAATTTGAGCAATATCCTTAGCAGTCTGATTTTGAATGGTGAACATGCTGTTTTGCGACTGGATATCGGCTAAAGCAACTTGCGTTCCTGAGGCTAGACTAGCCATTGCCGTAGCAAAGTCCCATTCACCAAGCTTAGACGCGAGACCGGCTTGAAGCTTTGCGACTTCAAGTTCTGCCCCCGTTTGATAGTTCGCTACCTGTGCGGCAATTTGAGCGCCAGAGATTTGCGTTTGCGCCGCCACTTGAGCATCAGTAGGCCCACCAGAAACAACAGCCCCACTAGAGGAACTATCGCCACCAGTAAACCAACCACTCAGTAGAATAAAAGTAAGACCGCCACCAATAACGACGGCTCCGGTAGTCCAAGGGTGGCTCTTGGCCCATCCGGTAATATTGGACATATTCATTTGTCAATATTCCTAGAATTGCGGGACGCGAGAACTCTTGTCATTGAGAGGGTCGAGACCGGGGTTAGTGTTGAACTCGTTACCAATACCAGTCAAGTCAGCGGGAGTAACAAGCGGACGGTTAAAGGAAGTAGGAGAAACCGGGCTTAGAGAACGCAAGTTACCAGCCCCACCCATACCATTTAGACTTACGTTAAATGGAGATAGGGGGCGCTGGTAAACATCGCGACCCGTGTTCTGACTATCTACCTGCGGTCGCTTGTTGAACGTAAAGAAGGCGATCCGCATTGTTAGCTCCTAGAACTGGATCGAAGGCATATTAATGCGAGCGCTAGAACCGCCAGTAACGGGGCCAGTAGCAGCATTAAGAGCCTGAGAGAAACCACCAAAGAAGCTATTAACAACTTCCGGCGTTTGTGCATTTTTGCTTACTAGCGTCGCGATAATAGCAACACCAATAATGCCGGTCAGCACTACAACCATTTGACCAACAAAATTGCTACCCATTTAGATTTCCTAACCTACTTTCAGGGCGGAATTGAATTTAGCGAAGAAACCGCGATTAGACAAAAGCATTCCAATAACAATCAAAACTAGGAATGCATTTGCTACGGGCTTCAAGTCTTTTACATATCCCAAAGAACCGGCGACAAAGATTGCAACAATCCAAGTCGCAAAACCTTGCTCACCATTCTTTGGAGAAAAGTCATCTTTAACCAAGTCGCCTAGCTCGCGCATCTTATTGTTGACAGCAACAATAATAAGCATGATCCCGACGATGAGAAAGAAAATGGGCATTGCGTTAAAGTCCCGTCATAGCTTTAGCGGCGATGTCGGCATTTTTCTTAAAGTATTTTAGAGCCTTGCCAAAGAAGTCGCTACCGCCTGACGATTTCTTTTCTTCCGGCGGCTTAGACTTGAAAAGGTCTATATACGCGGGAAGTTGTCCGCGCATTGTAATGAATACAATAAACGCGAAAATAAGCGTTCCAAAAATTACATTAGATTGACGCAATGCCCTTCCTCCTTATTGAGACGGCTTAGGCCATCTTAATAAGAGGAATGGCAGAGCCGTACTTCTTGCCAACAATCAGAGCAATGATGATGAGCAGGATAGTACCCATCGAAAGGCCGAGAATTTTCATTTGTCTATGTCCTTAAGTAACGGCGTCAACTGCAACGTCTGTTGCGGCTTCCATCCATGATTTGAGAATGCGAAGGGCGTCGAATACAATAAACGCCGCAATTGCGAAGAGAATAATAATCAGGACCAAGCGGGAGATTGGAATGCCCTCCTTGAAAGGAAGAGTAACCCAATCTCCCACGTCCTGAAACATGGCTTTAATACTGTCCATGTTTCAGGTCCAACCTTAGCCGCCGCTCGGGAGCGATTGGGCGTTGGTAACTTGGTTCGCCTGAGTGAAGTATTCCCAACCAACCATAAGGTTAGAAGCCGACGACGTCACAGCCGACGGATTAACCATGATCTGGACGTTACCCCATTGCTGGGTATTAATCGGCTTCAAGCGACTATCGAAGTAATAGACGCCAGCGGGCGGATCGGCGAGGAACGTAGAACGCGCCAGCAATGCCGCTTCATTAGGACCAATCTTCCAAATCTGCGAAGTGTTTGCGGTCAGAAGCTTGAAGTCGTTAATGTCAGAGCCGGTATTGAGAACGCCAGCATTGTTATAAACAATGACGGTGGAAACAAACTGACGCCAGTTACCAAACGGAACACCGTAATCTTGCGAAGCGGTAAGGCCCGTCATTGTCGTGTTGTTGAGGCAATACAGAGTTTGCATATCAACAAGCGGGACCATCGGTTGAGGTCCCTCGTTGGTCCGCATCATCGGAATTTGGTCAATATAATCTTGCCAAACGCTAATGGTAACGGTGGAACCCGACTTCCAACCACCCGTATTGCCGCTGTAGACGGCCAGGGTAGCGTCACCGGAGGCAACAATAGGCGTCGGGTTGATTTCCAGTTGCAGTTGCGCCACAGCGTTCGTAATACCTGCCCACATAGCGCCGCGAAGATCAAACTTCCCGTAGCTGAGAGGAATGTAGTAATAGAACTGCACAGCAACGTCTGCGGCTGCGGCAACGCTAGAGGCGGCGCTCTGCACCGTCCAGTTATTGCCGTAGTTAACCGGGACGTTAGGCGCATAGGCCGCGCCCATGACCATAGGTTGCTTGGCGCTATTGACCAGACCCACGTGCCAGCCTTGCGTCTGGTGGCGCGTGGTATTGTTGGTATCAGTAAAGACGATGTTACGAAGAACATTAGACGCCCCAAACTGAGTGCGCGTAAGCGCAGTGCCACTGGAACCCGCATTAGTGTTCGTCATCGTACCGGCAACCTTAACAAGGAAGCCGCGCACAAGACCAACGTTTTGCGGTTGAATAGTGACTTGAGTTTGGTTCGCGGGATTGAACGAAACCGGAGGAAGCGGTTGCAGTCGCTCAATACCCACGCTGAAAATGGTAGCGCGCATTTGCGCATCCATTTGAGCCTGAGACATTTGTTGTTGCGCAGCGGCCATTATTGCCGATCCTTTTTCATAAATACGTGAGTAATAATCATCAAAAGAGCAAGGGTGAATAGAACTAGAAACCAATTACTAGGGCTCTTAAGAATATCGAAGTTGGGGCCAAGCTTAGCTAGCATTGGCCCCACCGTTAGCTTTAAGAGTAATTTGACCAATAATGGTAAAGAGCAAAGCCCATCCCACAATAATCAAACCGATACTCAAAATGTTCTGCCAACGCCACGTCAATAGTACGGCGTCCATTAAACGAAGTGTCCTTTCGTTCGCGGGCTAAGCCGCTGCTTAAAGGTTTGGAGGATAGAACGGCGATCCGGCGCGGGCCTGAGTATGTCCGTTCGCCCCCGCCCAACATCATGCCACAAGCTGTAGTAGTCAGGAAGCCTGTCAAGCTCCATTGGCCCAAGTTTAGTTTTGTCAGGAAGTACAGCCGGACGACAGAAATTCTTGGTTACTTTTTCGTCTCTTTCATCTCCCTGTTTAAACACGCGAATAAAGTCCGCTTGAGCAATAGCAAAACGGCTCATCCAGACCGGGCGTTGATAAAGACAGATAACCGGGATATGAAGACTGCGGCCTTGTGTAAGGATCATTGTAAAGCCGGGACCACTACCAAATTTAGGCATGGCGTAACCCTCGTCAATAAACAGTCCAATATTTCCCTGCCGATGAACCTTCAAAAGCCAAGCTTCCATTTCATCGTCGTCTGTAATCGGACGTACAGGCAAATAATAAAGGCCGGGAAGCTTGGGCGGTTTGTCTGTGATTTTCAGCGTCTTAATTTGCTTACCGTTTTGTTTGAGCAAATCTCTAATCAAATCCTCGCCCTTGTAGTCGATCATAACCCAAGGGATTTCATTGAAGTTTGCTCTAGACAATAGATCGAGCGCAGCTTGGGATTTACCCGTACCGGTGCGCCCGAGAACCATTGTTCTATGTGTATCCTCGGGCGCTCTTACTGACATTGCTTAAGTCACTACCTGAAAGTTTTGAGGAACGCGCTTAGCCTTTTCGGCTTTCATGCGCTCATTATAAAGATACATGCGAGGCCCGTAGATAGAGGCCCCCGCAACCACTAGTCCAACAATAGCCTGTACCTTCGGATCGGGCTGAATATCAAATTCAGCTAGAACGTTAGCAAGAGCAATAGCTAGAGACTTGCCCTCAGTCTGGTCAATCTCTAGTTCTTTAATTTTACTGACAGACGCCAAACCTGCATGAACAATAATCAGCGTGTTTGTAAGCGCATCTATACTAGCCGAATGGTCGGCTTTCGTTTTACTTCTAGGAGCGGCGGTAGCTCGACTTTCACTGTTTCCGCCTCCTTTACGCTTTCGCTTACGTCGATAACTTCCGTCGGCGTTGGTTCGATCAATTCCGATGTGTCGCTCGGGATCAAAGGTGAAATCGTCTCCGCCACTATCTCCGGTATCGCTTCCGGCTCCGGTGTCAAAGCTGACAGCGCCAAGCTCGCCGTCAATAGTTCCACCTGCTCCCGTAGCGTCGAGTTCTCCGCTTCCGTCGAGGCTAAACGTTCTCTCAACCATTGTTCGTCTTCCTGTGTTTCGGCTTGTACGGTCGCAAGTTCAATGGCCGTTTCAGCGTGGATTTCAGCAATAGCAATATCTCTAGCCGCTTCCGTTTGGGCGATTTCTAGAGAGGTGTCGGCAACGATTTCGGCGACTTCCTCAATCGCTTCCGGTTCCAAGTTGGTCGTTGAAGGCAATTCGCTTGGCGCTTCGCTTTCCGTTATTACTGTTACGGACATGCTCTAAAATCTCCTCTAGCTTTGCATCTTGTTCGGCTTGCTTTTGGACTAGATGATTAAGAGAGCCGATAAGGTGATTGTGTGTAGCTTTAATATTGTACTGTAGTTTTTCCAGATTTTCTTGTGTCAGCAATCCCCGAACCTCGTCGGGGATTGCCTTTATAAGCATATCTGTCAGCATTTTTTCCATTGCAGACATGTCGCAGGTTTTCCTTTCTTTAAGTGTAAGAATTATTAAATCCCATTTCTTGCAAACTTACATAGCAATATCTAAGCTCGCCACCGCTACCCCAATTAGCGCCCGTGTTAATGGTTATTTCTAGATCGGTGTTTGAGTTAATGAGAGCAGAAGTAACAGAAGCAATTCTTGTAACATCACTAGAACCGGGAAGTAAACTAATAGCACAGCCCACATTTCCCGCGTTATCGTGATCTATTACAACAAGGCCCCTGTAAGTAACACTGGCTGCGGTAGTGTAAAACCTTACGCCCACAACAGTTATTTCATAAATTTTGGCGTCATAAGAACCACCAAAATTAGTTGCGTTTAGTCCCTCTAATATGTCATCAAATACAAATACTGAAGAAGAACTTGTAGAAATAGCGCCAGTTATGTAATTTCTGCAAACAAATCCAGCTCTAAATCCGGGCTTGTTATCGTCTTTGGTTTCACCAAACCAAACAACAACACCGGCACTTTCGCTGTAATAGCTGTAAGTGGTAGCGTTAGTTATAACTTTTGGATTTTTTACTGTAACTCTAGCGTTAGGGCCATAAGAATATGCGTGATAATTAGGAGTACCATCAAATACGCAATCTTGACAAATCAACGAAGACTCGTGCGCAAAAACATTACAGTCATAACGCGGGGCGCTTGGGCTCAGTCCGTTGTTATAAATAATACAGCCGGTGGCCGTTACGGTGTTATTTGAAATGCCGTTTTCTACTTGAATACCAGCATTGTTATTATTGCCAATAGTTACGCCGTTAAGAAAAAGTCTTACAGCGCTTGCAGTTCTAAAGCTATAAACGCCCGAACCGTAATTGTCTTCGATTTTGCCACCAATAATAGTATTGTATGCAGAACCATCTGCAACGGAAAAACCGCCCGACTGGTTAGTGTGAATATAGTTATTAATCAAACTACTATCAGAAACGCCATAACCAAAGTTAATGCCGTAGCCGTTATTTGCGGTGATGTTGTTATTTGTAATAATTAGCGTCAAAATTCCAGCAAAGTAAAGCCCGTCACCATTACAAGAAGTAATAGTGCAATTATCCAGTTTAAAACCGCTCTCATAAAGAGAAGCGCCAACTAAACTGATACCATTTTTAGCAACTTTAGAGCCATCAATAATGATGTTTTTAATCATTTGGCCACGACTATTAGTCGTCGCGGGAGCCTCTCCATCACACTCAATAAGTGGTGTGTTTAGTGGAAAGTTTGCATTAGCCTTAATTCTGCAACCCCCCTCGCCAACGTCAGTGGCCGCAAAATATTGAAGCCCTTCGTAATAACCGCAGGGGCTCATACCAAGAAGAGAAACGCCCTTTTTAAGAATAATTTTGGCAGAAACGTTATATTGTTTAGTAATATAAACAGAGCCGTAATTGTCATTATTGTAACAAAAATCAATGGCCCTTTGAATGGCCGGGGCCGCGTTATCGGGGTCCAAATCAAATAGCTCGGGAACTACAATATTTTCCGTTGTGGCCGTAGCCGCCGCAAATGGTGAAGCAAGCATTTCAATTCCTACCTATAAGTAACAGTAACGTCTGGCGCGACAGTGCCAGTCGTTACGACAGTAATGCCAGTAGTGGCGATGACGTCAAATTCAAAAGTGCCTTTGAGCGTAAGACTATCAATGACGGCAATAATAGCGCCAGACGCTGAGGTATTGTCATAGATGGTCGTCGTGGAAGCTACAGTGCCTAGGGTGTTGATAACGACAGAGCCTAGGACGCCCGGGGCGTTTTTGACAACTGTCGTGGTTGAAGTGGTAATATGGTTGTAGCTGAGGGCGTTGGTGTTAGTGACAATATCGGCAGTGTTAACTACAGTATCGCTAGTGTTTGTAACAATATTAACGAGCGACGCCGCACTATTGGTAACTTGCGTTAGGATAGCCGCGAGAGAAGTAACCGCTGTATTGATCCCGGTTAGAATGCCGCGCGTGAAGGCAATTAAAGTTGCGTTCGTGGCGGGGTTAGTTACTGCGGCGTCAGTGGTAGCGCCTAGAGCGACATCTGCACCATCGGCGGCGGTAATGGCCGTTCCGGTAACAGCCGCACTAACGCGCGTAAGAATACCCTTAAGCAAAGCAATGGCCGTTGCCGATACGGCCGGGTTAGTTTGGGCCGCGTCGCCTACAGCGCCTAGAGCCGCGTCTGCACCGTCCGCAATAGTGACTGCGGTAGTTGCCGCGCCAAACTTGTAATAAACGAAGGGCTCCGCGCGGTCGTAATTGTAGAAGATAAACTCAACTACGCCGGAAGCGGCACCCGCGCTAATAACCTCAATCTGAGAAGAGGCTTGCGCGTCTAGTGGATACCATCCCGTAGAATTTGCTGGAACCGGGAACGTTTGCAACGAGCCAAGAACCGTTACAGTCATTGAAAAATTGTTAAGCGCATTGTCAATAAAGACCATACGCGGAATACCAAACGTCAAGGTTGAGCCCGACGCTTGAGGAAATTGGAAAGAATAAAGGTCGGTTGTTAGAGTACCGGCAAAGCGAAGAAAAGACTTTCCCACGTCTGCGGCTTGGTCGGAGGCACGACCGCCTTGAAAACCAGCCTGAGTATCTACGTAAACGGTTGCCATTACTGACGCCCTCTATAATTGAAATAAAGTTTCGGAACCCACTTGCGGAACCCGCGTTGCCCGGCTAAGCTTGTGGGCGTCGAGGTTCCAACAATGAAATCAACATATATCGCAGTCTGTGTGAGCCGGAGCGACGCCACTTTGTGCGCGGCTCCGGCTCTGCCACGCCTCCTAACCTGCGACGAAATAGAGGCGCAGCATGGCCAAGAATAAACGTAAGATTAGCTCAACGCAACGGGACAAGTTAGCGATTGAGACGGCCAAAATACTTAAGAAAAAAGGCGTTCTTTCCAAGCAAACAAAACTGCATGGGGGAAGGTTTATTTCTAGAGCCGTGCTTAAGAAGGTCCAAGAGTTTCAGCATGCGGCGCGTCCAGATTATCGCGCGCTGAAAGTCTCTAAGGATTACGCTAAGAAGGCCAAGGAAGAAGGTTATCAGGTTGTCCAAGGCAATCGGGTTATTGTTCCTGCGGATCATGATTTTGTTAAGCGCGTAAAGAAGGGAATTATCAGCGGGCTTAAGCCGGTCAAGGGCGGCTTTATGTCTGAGATTACTATTCCGTTCACGGCTGAAAATGTTCATGAGCTTACAAACAAGCTACAGTATGAAAGTCTAGACGATCTAAAGCTTGACCATGAGCAATTCGCTTTTAGCTTCCATGGAAATATGAGCTATCGGGCGTTCTTAGATACTGATACAATGCGTAAGTATTTAGAGCATTATAAACAGGATGAAAAAATCAGGGCGGTGAAGGTGTATCGTTTGCACCCGTCTGACGTTTCTACATTCATCAAAGGGCGCGAGTACCGCGAACGGATGAAAAGGCAGACGCGGACTAGGACGGTTCAAGACCGCCGCGCGCCTACTGGAAAGCGTACATATAGTGAGAGGATGGAAAGGCTCGAAAAGGTTGCGCCTAATAGGGCCGCTAAGGTGCGCGAAAAGGCGGCTAAGAAGTCGGTTGAGCAAAGGGCTAAGCTGTTGGGTGATCCGGCTAAGCTGGAGGCGTATCGGGCTAAGGGGCGCGAGAGGGCGCGGGCTAGTTATCAAAATAGGAGCAAGAAATAATGGATGGCATTAACTTCTATATGAGTGGTGGCGCATTCAATAAGAAAGTGCGTTACCTTAAAACGTTTGTCATTCACCCATACAGTGAGGGGGCTAACGTTGGTAAGTTTTATATAACGGACGATAGAGACGTCAAATATAAGGCCGGTCCTTATCCGACTATAGAGCGCGCTATCAAGGCTCATGAGTGGATTGATAACAAAAGAACAATGTTAATCTAAGGTGAAACATGGAAATCATTAGGCGCTCCGCGACGGCTCCTAAGCGTAAAGCTCTGTATGAGATAGAGCCGGAAGAATTTGACCATAAACCCCTCAAAGGGCGTGTGGCGGTCTTTGATACTGAAACAGACCCGTTTGCTGAGAACAGGATTGTTAAGCCTTTCTCTTGCGGTTTCTATATCGTTGACAGTGAAGAGTATTACGACTTTTGGGGCGATGATTGCATTAAACAATTCTTTGACTTCATGGAAGCGAACTTCCTTGATGAAGAATTTAGCATCTTTGTCCACAACGGCGGTAACTTCGATTTTTACTTTATCACTGAGTACTTTGATGAGGGTATGAGTCCTTTCATCATTAACGGGAGATTAGTGCGCGTTACGTGTCGAGGCTATGAATTCAGAGACAGTTACGCCATGATCCCGGTTGCGCTTGGCAATGCACTTAAGGCCGATGACGGTGGTAAGATTGAGATTGATTACGCCAAGTTTGAGCGCGAGGTTCGCGAGGAACATAAGGCGGAAATACTACACTATCAGAGACAGGATTGTGTGGCGTTGGCTACGCTTGTTTCTGAGTGGTTGGTGATGTTTGGTAATCGGTTGACTATGGCTAGTGTGGCATTGCCTATGCTGCGTTCGTATCATGGGTTTGAATGTATGCCTGAGCATATAGATGATACTATGAGGCCCTATTATTTTGGCGGGCGGTGTCAGGCATTTGAGACAGGAGTTATTCGTGGATCGTTCAAAGGATACGATATCAATAGCTCTTACCCGGATGTCATGCGTAGATTACGACATCCTATCTCTGATACGCCTATGTATGAAAAGCGCATCACAGATCGCACTCATTTCGCGCGCATACGGGCGTGGTCAAATGGAGCTTTACCAATACGAAAAGAGAATGGAGGTTTGGACTTTCCAATTGGAACGCGCGACTTCTATGCTTGCATCCATGAAATTCGTGCTGGCCTAGAAACCGGAACGCTGCGCATTCATCATGTGTATGAAACCATTTACTTTACACATGAGACAAGCTTTGATGACTTCATTGATACATTCTATAAGCTGCGGCTAGAAGCTGGCGCTAATAAGGATGAAGTCAAGAAGTTGTTTTACAAACTGGTGATGAATTCCAGTTACGGAAAATTTGCACAAGACCCGCGCAAATATGAAAGCTGGTTATTTGATCCTGTAGATATTCCTACGCCGCTGTTCTGTGAGGCGTGTCACCATATAGAGAAGAATAAGCTGGAAAAGGTCGCATGCGCGCGGTGCGAGCGTGGAACACATGACGCTTATGGCTGGTATATGCACACAGAGCGCGACGGTAAGTTTATATATGCGCGTCCCCAAAAGCTACGTTCGGGCTCGGGGTTCTTCAACGTGGCGTGCGCTGCTAGTATCACAAGCGCCGCAAGAGCTTCATTGCTTTACGGTATCAACGCATCCACTAGACCGCTTTATTGTGACACAGATAGTCTTATCTGCGAAGCCCTTGAAGCTGAATTGGACGACAAAAAACTTGGCGCATGGAAGCATGAGTTTGACGCCGACGAGGTTTGTATCGCGGGTAAAAAATTGTATGCCGTATTTGCCGATGGAGTAGAAGTTAAGAAGGCCTCCAAAGGTGTCAGGCTTACGGGCGAAGATATTCGTAGGATTTGCCTTGGAGATACGGTAGAATATGCGAACCCGGTTCCGAAATTCAAACTCAACGGTGATGTGAATTTTGTTACGCGGAAGATCAGACGTACAGGGAAGGCATTAGAAGATGAAGAAAACATTCAAGCGAGACCTTTTCGCCTCGTGTAGTCTGTTGTGCTTTGGAGTGCGGTTGCGGGACCCATCGGGGGATGCGGCGCATATGGCGGAATTGATTGAGAGGGCGGAGGGGCGGAAATGATTTCAACGGCTGTAGAGCAAAGGAAATGGGTTGCGCGTGGAAAATATCCTAACGGCAATCGCTTAGAATTTTCTGTTCTCGCATACGATCATTCCGAAGCAGTAGCTAAAGCTGAAAAGAAAAAGGGCGGTGGAACTATTCACGACGTCTTTTTGTTCACTCCAAAAACAAAACTCATTTAGGTGTATATATGAACGCTATCGACATGCCCGCCAACGCGCCACAACCTATCACTTGGTGGTTGGCTAATTATTATCCTACCAATGCGGATGGTCAGACGGCTACGGTTATTGGTACTCTTTTCAAAACATACGAAGACGCGGTTTCGTATGGGCGGACGTACCTTGCTACCGCTGGCGTTGGGGTTGTGTATGTGCAGAAGGTTGAGGGATTTGTTATGTTTCCGTTGTACGAGCCTGTGCCTAATTAGAAAGAGGAACCTGCGACATGGAAGCTGTGACAATATATAACAGTGACTTTGAGTTTCTTGAAAAAGTCAAAAACACATTTGTTGAATATGCTTATCATCACCTCGCAAAGAACACCGACGAAAGCCTTCTCAAGGCGCGTAGGAATGTGATCCTAGCGGAAGAAATGTTAGAATTTATTAACAAGAAAAAATCCTGATTTATTTTAGCGTTTATAGCGCCCTTCCTATTGACAGTAGGGAGGGCGTTTTGTATGGTGGTTATATCGAAAAGGAGAAATTCAGATGACTTCTCACAAAATCACCATTACCGTTTATGATGTAGTCGATACTATGAATGGTGAGGCTGTTATCAATACGTACGCGACCCGTCGCGCTTTAAACGCCACTAAAAAGATGGAACCATTTCCTTCTAAGCCGGGCAATATTTGTAAGCATTGGCGCTACCTTATTGCGGCGCGCAAACTTTAAGATCAATGTTCGTCTCCCCATCGGGATCGGTGGGGAGTGGTGGATTGATTGTTGAACCTGCGGAGAATGTTATGATTTGCACTTTGACTATTGTTTTTCATGATGGTGAAGCTTCTGTGTTTCGCTATCCAAACATTAAATCTGGTCTAGAGTTTAAGAAAATTGTTGGTAATCTAGTTGAGCCTAATAAAGACAACATTGTCATGGCTATGACTAAGACTGACAATTGCCTTCCCAACATCTGGCTTAATCCAAAATGGTGTAAGTGATATGATGCAAGTTGATATCCCCTACAATGCAACAGCTCGCATTGAAGTTCCGGCACGCTATAGAAACGATGTTGGCGTTATGGTTATCTATAAGTCAATAGAAGAGGTGGAAAAGCAATGCGGTAGACGGGCGGTTGCTTGTACTGTTAGAGTTAGTGATTTGCCGCCGTTTATTATTGCAAGAAATCCATGCACTTTGAAGTATGATTTGCACGCGCGGGATATGTGTCATGAGGTGGGGCATGTTAATGGATGGGGGCGAGACCATGGTAAATGATTGGAACATTAGATATACAATAATGGAGTCTAAAGGCTTTGGCTGTTATTGTGCGGCGGGCTCGTCTATAGATGAGTTTGAGTGTTCGCAGGAAACACAGT